GCGTATGGTAGTTCTATAAACTCATCCACATAAGCTACAACTTGTAAAGTACGAGCTGTCATAGCCACACCAGCATATTTTTCTAATCTAACCCTTGCAGCCACTATTAAAGAGCTAATTAAGTCGTTATCATCATCAAAGTCAACCTTTAGATAGTTCTTAGCTTCGGCCAATGTTATTGGTTCTGAAACTGGCTCTATTGTGGTTGTGACATCTCTTATAATCTGCATATACCGATATTTTTACAAAAATAACTAAAGTTTGTCATACCTCCATTTGAAGCCACCAGAGGATGGTATTTTACCTAATGCAGCAGAACTAATGTTTTTTATGCCTAAGCATCTTTGAGCTTCAGCAACATTCCTATATTCATCTATGAACATACCATTCATAGTGTACTGATAAACTACTTTGGATTTTGCACTATTAAGACTTTGCTTAATTTTAGTAGTTTCAGATGCTTTTGGTCTAAATTTGCCTTTTTGATTTTGTGGCAACTTAGCTATATGTTCTGCAGTAAACTTTCTTCCTTTATTTGATTCTGATATTTTTTTCTTAGTTTCCTCACTATGTTTTTTACCCATAGCAGAATTCCTTAGTTTATCAATCCAATTTTGGTCAAATATTCTACCTTTTCTTGCTTCTGACATTTTAGATTTAGATTCTTCACTTATAAATCCAGACTTATCTTTAGTTTCAGTTAATCTGCAGTTAAGTCCATTTTCTCCAATAACATCATAAAAGTCTTGCCAATACCTCTCTCTTTCGTTTAGATTTTCTACTAAACATTCTTCAATAAATTCAATAATATGTGCATCATAACCATACTTCTGTAGTGAATTGTGAATCCTTACTTGATAAGGCTTTGCACCGTTCTTGTAGTAATTCTTTCTTTTAGTAAAATTGGTAGTTTGACCAATGTAAATCTTGCCACTTGGGCTTGTAATCTTGTATATACCTATCATAAAAAAGGGGAGTAGCTTTTGAACTACTCCCCACAAAGGTATGATAATTATGTTATATTACCTAAGCAACATTGCCAAAATCTCCGTACACAAACGCACCAGCGTAGTAGATAGGGAATGCGATTCTTGCCTCAACACGAACTGTAATCATGTTCTCGATAGCGTTGTTACCATCTTGGTCAAAGAATTGAACAGAGATACCGTTACGTTGCATGATTTGAGCACCCATTGACCAGTCTCCTACTAAGAACTTATCAGCAGTGATTGCTGTAGACTTGAAGATAGGAATACCAGCGATAGATAATTGACCATCAGTTGTAACCACTGTAGAACCTGGTAAAGAGTACGCAGAGTTCACATTCTTAGTGTTTACGATGTTAGCCCAATCTGAAGGGTTAATCAATATACCAGTTGCAGAGTAGTTACTTGCTTCAACTTGTGCAATAGCTTGAACTAATTGCTCAACGTCAACTGTAGCAGCACCACTGAAAGCAGTAGCAACACCAGTCAAACCTTGCAAGTTAACACCAGAACCAGAACCGAATAATAACTGAGCATCTTCAGCTACTAAGTATTTCTCTAACAAACGAGATTGTAAGAAAGAAGTCATAGCAGGAACGTCATCTAACATTTGGCGAGAGATTTTAACGTAACCAGCGATAACTTGTGCAGGAGCATTAACCATGCTGATATCGAAATCAACTTGAGCTTTTGCACTACCTTGAGTTTGGTTAGCAGGAGCACCTTCACCACCAGTTTCTTGAGGGAAAGTAAATAATCCTTGAGAGATTGTACCTACTGGTAACAAACTTCTAACGTGGATTTTACGAGAAGGTAAACCATAAACTTGGTTAGCATACTGACGTGGAATATCTCCAGTCAAGTTAACTGCTTCTGTCATGTTACCTACTGCTTTAGTGTCCATAATGAAAGAAGTGTTCTTCATTTCACCACGACCTAATTTTGCGATGTTGTCCGCATTCTTTTCAATTTGCTCACCTAAAGTGGCATTGAAACCTTTAAATTGATTTTCGTTCATTGTTTTACGATTGCTTTTTGCCTCTAATTTGTCTGCAGCATCTTTAACTACAGAGATTTGAGATTTTAATTCTTCTAATTCAGTTTTTAAGCCTTCTACTGCTACTGCACTTTCAGCTTTTGCATTTTCGATTGCTCCAGATACTTCTGTTTTGATGCCTTCGAATGCACTTTTAATTTCTTCTACCATTAGTTGAAAATTTTAAATGATTGTAAATATTTGTTTACCTCTAATTCAATGGAAACCATCGGGTCATCTTCATCTTCCAATGCCTCATCTTCTGATTCACCTACTGGTTGCAACTCAGTTGGAGCATCTACTGGCGGTTGTTCTTCTGAAGCGACTGATTCATCTTCTTCCATCTCAGCGAGATATTGTTGTAATTGCTTGAGCTTTAACTCTAACAAACCAAAAGTTTCATCAGTATAGAAACCATTTCTCAATGACTTGATAGTTTTAGCTATCTCATCAATTAGAGTTGACTTGATTTCAGACTTAACCATAACGGTTGGCGTATTAGAATTGGCACCCCATAAAACTGAGGAACCTTCAAACAATTTAATTTCTTGAATCTCGTTATATCCAGATTTAGCTTGAGACTTTACAGTCTGGAATCCAATGCTATGCTCTGTGATATGACCGTCTTTATACAGCTCATAAGTATCTCTACCTAAAGTTGTATTAGGCATCTTAACGATTGCCTTTAAACCAAAAGCATCTTCCACCAATTCCTTTGGCTTAGCTACTGGTTTGTCTGTAGAATGGTTGAACAAGTGCCAGATTCTATTCTTTGCTTGTGGGCCATTCTCTTTAATAGACTTTGTAAATGAGCCTGGCATAATTACATCACCATCGCTATCTACATTACCAAACGCAGAATAGTAAACCTCAATGGTTCTTGTGTCATCAGCCATATCGACTGGTGCACCACTAACTGCTTTCTTGTTATAAAAATTACTCATATATTTTTGTTTAAGCAATAAACACAGTACAACATCTACAGTTACAATTATTCATTGCACCTCCGTTTGCATCATGTGCGTATTGCATCTCAATTACTCCTCTTTCTGGCGTATTCACAAGGAACGGCTGATTAATCGGTATTCTTACTCCTCCTGCATCTGGATTGGTTTGTCTATCCAATGTTCGATGCCAACTTCTGTACCTATTATTCTTAGCAGGATAATCTGCTGCCACCCATTGCTTCAGCAAAGGTATGTTAACAAATTTAACTGCACCCATCATACCAGCACTTAATGCTTGATGTGATTCCGTTCTTGCAATCAGCAGACTCCTTGCGTTGTTAATTTTCCCTTCTTGTAGGTTTTTAATCGCAAGTGAATTAACCTCGTTAAGACTCAAGTTGTTTTCTTGTCCGTATCTAATAGAGCCGTTCAATATCCTTGTAATCTCATTCTTGGTAGTATTTTCAATTCCGTACATCTTAGTTCCGCTATAGGTTGTCCAATAAGACAACATAAAAGCCAACCATTCATCCATGATGTTCAGAGGGTCTAAATCTACTGATTCTTCTTTTTTAAACTTGTCAAATATCTTTTGATACGTCATGGCAGTATATCCACCAGTGGTCTCGTACAAAGTTCGTAAAATATTATTAATATTCTTTCCGTCAAATAAAGCCTTCTGATTATTGATAGTTTGCTGAACTCCGTAGTCCTTAACCAACTGAGCAGCTTTGTCAAAGTCAGATTGTAAAGCAGCCAATATTTTAGGCTGATACTCTCTTATTGATTTCCTTGCAATCTTTTGCTGCAAAGCGAACTGCTGAGAAGGAGTAACTATCTTAGCCATTATTCTTTTCCGTCTATAGCTTCAATCATTTTTCCTGCTGCTGCAAACACACCTTTTAGTCCGTTTTGTGCTGACCTTTGTCTGATTGCTCGTAATCCTTCCCTATCAACTGTTTTAAAATCAGAAGTATATATGTAGCCATAGTGTCCTTTAGTTTCTTTGTCCATAGCGGTATCAACACCTAAAAACCATTTAGAGAACTCATCCCATCCATTCTCTTCGATATAAGCATTCTCCATCTCTACAGATGGTCTTTCCCAAGATGATGGCTTAGTAACGTCACCACTTGAGATTAAGCTGTTTGCATGACTGATACCTTTTGGGTTAGTCTTGTTTACTCGCTTCTCTGATAAATTATCTTCTACAACCTTAAAGGCTTCATCAAATGATTTAAGTTCCATAGTTATTATTTTGATGGGTCGTAAGCCCAATTTTTAAGTGATATATCTCTTTTAGAAGGGCATCCTTCTGATGCTGGTTCTCCTTGTTCTGCTCCTTTCATTCTGCTTACAAAGCTGATTGTTCTGTTGGCATCTTCAATGTCCTTAGATGTCCACTCTTCTTTGCTCTTAGACAACAATCTTAAATTTCTTTCTATCGGTGCTCTATCTAAAGAGGCTTTCTTTGAACATTCTGTTTTAGACCAGGCTTCTAATTCTGCATAGCCCATGTTAGTTACAGACTTATACTTAGAATAAACCTCATCTAACTTTTCACTCTTGCTCAAAAAAAAACCTTCGTTCTTCACTGGCGGTATATTATAATCTCCTTGTTGTTGAGCATCTCTTGGGTCTTGCAACATAGTAAGCTCATCGATAGGTAAGTAACCTGCTGGGATAAAGATTTCATCCATAGCTGGGTCTTCAGAAGTATCATAACGCATAGCTGCTCTTTTCTCGTTTGGAGTAATCCACCA